GTGCGACTTCTGGGTCGCTAAGTGTCAAGGCTGCAATTGAGGGTGACAAAACCTTGGGTGGTAAAGCCTACGATTGTCGGGTCACTTCAATGTCTAACTATGGTTCAAGTGTGATTAGTGAAACCACCTATCTCTCTTGTGAGTTCATAGTTGTCGTTTATGCCTAAACTTGAAGTAATATAGGAGCAACAGACTTTCATCTGTTACGCGTAACAAGAAAAGATAAGGAAACAAAATGGCAAAGTTCGCAGCAACAGACTATTTTGTTAGCATTAGCGGAACTAATTTTTCTGATTCCCTTAACTCAGTTGAATTGGCTGAAGAAGCTGACAATCTAGAAACAACTGCTTTTGGTTCAACTTGGAGTACCAGAATCGGTGGCTTGAAACAAGCATCATTAACACTAAACTTTATGCAAGATTTTGCAGCAGGTTCAGTTGATGCAACACTAAATCCATTATTAGGATCAATCGCTACTGTGATTATCAAACCTACAAGTGGTACTGTGACAGCAACAAACCCTAGTTACACAATGACAGCATTGGTAACCCAATACTCCCCATTCGCTTCAAGCGTTGGAGATATTGCTACCCTTTCTGTTACTTGGCCAGTTAGCGGTTCAGTAACAAGAGCAACAGCTTAATAACAAAGGAAAAAATGAAAATCAACCTGCGCGTGAATTACAATGATGGTAATTCTAAAGAAGTCGTTTGTTCAGCTAGAGACTTAGTTGCCTTTGAGGAAAAATACAGCAGGTCAGTAGCAAAACTCGAATCAGAGTTCAAACTTACTGATCTGCTTTTCCTTGCCTGGCACTCTGAAAAAAGAACTAACGCAACTAAAAAAGAATTTGACAACTGGCTTGATGAAGTTGATGAAATTCAGGTAAGCGACAACGACCCAAAATAATTCCGCTCGGAGATTCTTCTGAGCATTGGTATATCGCTTATTTAGCTTGTGAAACTGGGATTGCTCCCTCTTTGCTATTACAAGAGTCTGACCGTATGCTTTTCACATTAGGTATGTATCTGCGTTGGCGTGCTTCTAGTGGGAGAACAAACTAATTGGCTGCTGAAGTGCAAATCCGTGGTATCGCTGGTGTCAACGAGATGATTAAAGAACTTAAACAAATTGAGCCTGAGTTGTATCGTCAGTTGCGTAAAGATTTGATTACTGATGTGAAACCTTTGTATCAAATTATTAAATCTCGTATTCCTATTGAGCCACCTTTATCAGGTATGTATAACAATGGTCGTCTTGGTTGGGGTCAAACTATTCGTGTTTCAGCAAAAATCAATATGCGAAAGCGTAGAGGTTACACAAGTCTTTTGACTGTTAAGACTTCTAATGCCGCTGTTGAAATGGTTGATATGGCTGGTATTGCAAGTTCAGGTAAAACTGCTTCAGGTAAAGCAATGATTAAAAACTTGCCTGGTAAACCATCTCGTTATGTTTGGAAAGCAGCAGAACGCTATCTGCCACAGATTATTGAATCAGCAAATAAGACTTTGGAAAGATACTCTAAAATAAAGAACAGAACACTCGAATTTATACCAAAAGGTTAAGGACTTATTGTGGCAATTAACATTCCTATTGTCAGTCAATACAATGCCAAGGGTGTTAATGACGCGAACAGAAGTCTTGGTGGTTTTGATAAAAGCGTAAAAGCATTAGGTAAAACTCTTGCTGGTGTTTTTGCTGCACAAAAAGTTGCGGCTTTCTTTGTCTCCTCTGTTAAAGGGGCAATGGAAGATCAGAAAGCCCAAGTTCAACTTGAAAAATCTATTAGAAACACAACTAACGCTACAAGTCAGCAAATCAATGGTTTGCGCAGTTTTATTTCAACAACACAATTTTCTACTGGTGTCCTTGATGACCAGTTAAGGCCAGCCCTCAATTCTTTGGTTTTAGCGACTGGTGATGTTGAACAATCACAAAAACTTTTAACTCTTGCACTTGATATTTCCGCAGGTACAGGCAGAGATTTAGAAAGCGTTTCAATTTCGCTTGCAAAGGCCGCTGGGGGTCAATTCACAGCGTTACAAAGACTTGGTGTTGGTTTAGATAAATCAATTCTTGCAACAAAAGATTTAGATTTGATTACTGGTGCTTTGAGTGCAAAGTTTAGTGGCCAGGCTTCTGCTGCTGCTCAAACTTTTGCTGGTCAAATGCAAATTCTTAATGCTTATGCTCAAGAAGCTAAAGAAACTATTGGTTATGGTTTTATTCAGGCTTTAGAACTATTTTCAGGTCAAGGTGGTGGCGCACAAGCCTTTGGTAAAGCCTTGTTACAAATATCTGATTATTTAGCAAATGTGATTGTCGGCATTGCTGCAACTATTCGTGAAGTTCAAGATTTCACTCAAAGTTTAGAAACTAATTATCCAGGTCTTTATCGTTGGGTTGAGGCTTTAGGTAATGTTGCAACACTTATATTTAAGTTAGGAACTCTGCCACTTCAATTCTTCAATGATGCTGGTGAAAAAACTAGAGATTTAGCAGAAACAAATAAAGCGGCTGGTGACAGATATCAATTGATGGCTGAGAAACTTTATGGTTTCAAATCAGCAATTGAGGGTGCTAATCCTGTTATAGAAAAAACAACTAAAGCGGTCAAAGGATTATCTGATGCTCAAAAGGCTGTTATCAACACAAACATTAAACTTCAAGACAGCATTGTCAATAATCTACAAACCTCTTTATCTTCTGCTGAAAACTCTTTAAGTGCGGTAACGACCAAGTTTGAGGATTTGAATAACACCATTTCTAGTTCCGTGACAGATGTTATTGATTTTGGTAAAGCCATTGAAACAGAGAACTTTATTGAAGCCATAACTAAACAGGCTCAAGATGCCACAAGTTTTGCCGACAAAGTTAAACAACTTATTGTTATGGGCTTGTCTGAGCGTGGTATTCGTGAATTGTTGGATGCAGGTTTTGATGCTGGTTCTTTGATTGCTGACCAGTTGATTGCTGGTGGTACAACTGTTGTGCAGCAAATAAATACTTTGCTTGATTCTGTGAACTTGGTTGCTGAAACTGTTGGTCGCCTTGGCGCACAAACTTTCTATCAGCAAGGCATTGATCAGGGTAATGCCTTGGTTGATGGTATTAAATACGCTTTAGCGGGAGCACAAGCAGAATTAGATAAATTGCGTGAAAGTCTGACTGGCGGTACTTCAGGTACTGGTGGAACTGGCGGAACTGGTGGGACTGATACTTCTGCTGTGAATACTTCCAAAACAATTACAGTCAAACCTGGTGATACTTTAAGTAAAATTGCAGCAGCCAACCAAGTTTCTTTGCAAGCGATTTTAGATGCCAACGCTAAATTCAAAAATGATCCAAAATATAACGGTGGAAGCACAATTTTTAGTGGAACAACAGTAAAAATTCCAAGACTTGCTAAAGGCGGAATTGTTCTTGGGCCAACTAATGCTCTTATTGGTGAGGCTGGCCCTGAAGCTGTTGTTCCTTTGTCTGGTCGTAATGGTGGTGTTGGTCAAACATTTAATATCACAGTCAATGCTGGTGTTGGAACTAATGGTGCGCAAGTTGGGCAACAAATTGTTGAAGCGATTAAAAAGTATGAGCGTACCTCTGGTCAAGTATTTGCGAGAGCGTAAATGGGTTTACCAACAAAAACAGTTGAGATTGGTTTTGATTTAAGTTCTGCTGGCGGGCCATTCTTTACTTTAGATGACCCTGTTCAAGGTGTTTTAGATAACACCAGTTTTACTTTAGGTGGAACACTTTTTTATGATGTGACAGATTATGTTATCAACATTAACTCTAACCGTGGGCGTTCACGCGAACTTGATAAATATAATGCTGGTGGTTTAGAAGTTGTGTTTGATAACAGCACAAGAGTTTTTGATCCGTTGAACTCTGCAAGCCCTTACGCTGGACAGATTGTGCCTCACCGTGAGATTCGTGTGAAGTCTAATGGTTCAGCTGTGTTTTATGGTCTGATTGATGACTGGAATTTGAACTATAACCCTGGTGGCGATAATACTGCTGCTGCTGTTGCTTCTGATGGTTTCACTTTGTTAGCTCAACAAACTTTGTCAGCTCATACAGCAATCCCTCAATTAACTGGTGCAAGAATAGTTGCAATTTTGGACAGACCAGAAGTTAACTGGGATTCAACAAATAGGAACATTGATGTTGGAACTATTAACTTGCAAGGTGATGTTGTTGATGAGGGTGTTGGTGCTTTAACTTATTTGCAGGTTGTTGAAACAACTGAGTCAGGCAATTTGTTTATTGACAAGTCTGGTCGGATAACTTTTCAGGATACTTTGACTGGCCCAAGTTCTTCAGGGTTAGTTGTTTTGACTGATGATGGTACAGGGATTCCTTTCAGTAATGTTGCTGTGGTTTACGGTTCAGAACTTTTGTATAAC